AAGGGAACGAAGTTTGAGACCCCGTTCCCGCGTAAAAATGTTCAGTTGTCGCCATTTGTTATTACAAACGTATTGTTATTTAGTTGGCGGGTGGTTTTATAGTTAATTATCTATATACATTTAAAATCTCAGTTATTTCTGGATTTTGAAATTGTGTCGTTCTATTTAAGGTTTTTACCATACGTATTTGCTTCTGTTTTTCTTCTAGTATTAATGCTTGTATTTCAGGATCTTGTTTAATTTTTGCCCATGCTTTTTGTTTAGCATCATCAAATAAATTTTTTATTTTCTTGTTATGAAAATATGCTTTCATTGGATCTATTTCTCTTCTACCAGAATTTAGATCAGCATTCATCTCTCTCATAGAATTTAAAATTTTAGGATCTTTAGCAAGTCTGTCTAATTTAGCTTCAATATTTTGATCTCCTATTGCTTTCTGATATGCAGATCTAACTTTGGGTAAATCAGTTAAATCTAATGATCCATCTGGTGCAGAATATGTTGAGGTTCTTAAATCATATTTACTTTCAAACAATAATTTTCTTCCCGGTCCCTGATCTAAGTTGACAGTAAAAGGCATAAACATATTAAACATACGAGTAGGAAAATCCCATTCTCTTATAGGTTTTCCGTTAAGCATGTCGTACTTATTAGGTAAACCACCTTCTGGATCTAATCCTTCAGTAATTAAGTTTCTATTTCTAATAGCATCTTGCCAACCACTATTTAATTCTTTCATGTATGGGTTAAATAGTTTACCTAATTCATTTCTTAAAGATGACAAAGGTACTTGGTTGTTAATAAGACTTGCAAGTATCTTTTCCTGTGAGCCTTGTTGCTCAGGTGCAAATAATTCAACGAACTGCTGTATTCCTGCTAAATAAGATTTACTTGTTATACCTTGAGCTATAACTAGCATTATTTTTTGAAACTGTTTTTCGGTCCATTGCTCACCCATTAGCTGACTATGATCACCTATATCAGCAACACCTGAAAGTATTAAATTAAATGGTTCAAATGCATCATATCCAACTTGTACTCCACCAACAGTAACTGTTCTAGGTTGCCACTTACCATCTATCCAAACCTGTCTCATCCTACGATCTGTAGGACCGTTACCATTTAGGTTTCCACTCATATAAGATTGTATAGCTAAACTTAATACACCCGCACCTATAGCTAATCTTCCAGTTTGTAAAGCTTTAGCATTAGCTAATTCATCTGCTGTTTCAATACCATATTTAAGTACATTTCTAAGATCATCTGGCTTGGCAAAAGCTATATCATTAAATTCTTTTACTAAAAAATTAAATCCGGGTGTGTGTTTTGCTGTTAAAGCTAATCCGTTTACACCTGTTCTTGCAAACAAGAAAAATGGTTTAGCCCATGGAGCTGATTCAAAAACACTATTTAAACCTTTTGCAAATCCAGTAAGGTCTGTTGTTAAAGTAGCTTCTTTTTTTCCATATAAAGTTGCAGCATCAATAATGTTTCCATCAGCATCTATAATTTCACTTAAAAACCTATTCTCTGCATTTTTCAACATATCAGGAGTTACTTCATAATCTAAACCAAACTGATCCATTGCCTGACGCATAGCTTTCTCTTTAGCTTTAGCTCTTGCCATGATGTAACCAAAAGCATCATCAGTAGCTGCCATGACTTTTGTTGAGTAAGTTAAAAACTTATTGTCATTCATAGCTCTTGCTGAGTTAGCTATATAAAAAGCAGCTTTGTCTCCTGCCGAAGCTTGACCACTATTCTCAACCCAATTACCTAAAACTTGCCAAGTTTCATCACGTTTAGTAGTTTCGTTAAATCTTGATTTAATTGTTGAAACATCTCCTGACCAATAAGAATTAAGATTTCTTTTAAATAACTTAAAAGATTCTGGTATTGCTTCAAACATTGCACTCATTGACGCTAATGCAGCTCTACGAGTAGCAACATTACCTCTTAAAGTTGCTCCTAAATATGTAGCCATAGGACGCATAAAAGTAGCTGTACTTGTACCCATAATTGCTCTAGCAGATGTTTTAGGTCCACTAAGAACACTATTAACCATTACTGCCTGTAATTCTTTTACAAGTAATCCTGATTTAGTATTACCATCAAAACCACCAGCTTTAAGAGTTTTTCTAGCCCATTCACTAAAGTCAGTAAGGTTGTGTATATCATCAGACATAGAAACAACTTCGTGTATAGCACGGAATAAAGTGTCATCCGCATCATCACCAGCTATTTTCATAGCCAGACTCATTGCATCTTTTGTTTCAGTAATATATTGATTAACTTCACGTCTTATTTGTTTTGCACCTAGTCCTCTAAATTCATCTGAAAGAGTCATTTTAGATAGTTTAATTTGTGTTAAACCAGCAATAATTTTTTCATACATCGCTTTAGCTGGACCATCAACATCAGCTACATCAGCAATATCAAATAGTTCTCTACCAGCTATACCCATATCTCTTATTTCTCTCATAAGAGAACCAACTACTAAATCAGCTGCTACAACATTTCTACCCTTCCAAATATTTCTACCTTCTATCTGGTTCATATCAAGATTAAATTCTTGCCAGAATTCTTCAGTAGATATATCACTAGTATTTCTACCTTCAATTATTTCTCTAGCTTTATTAGCTGCATAACCATATTTTTCTGCGAGTGATGTGCCTTGTTGTTTAGCAGCTTTAATTTCAGCTTGGATTCTTGCATCAGACATAAAGTCTTCAAGAACTCTAGCTACTTCTTTTTCTGCCATTTCTGCACTCATTGCAGTTCTTTCTAGCTGAACTGGGGTATGTAAAGAATCAGTAGAACCATGCTGGGAACCCCAATCTGTTTCTATTCTTTGTCTTTGCATTGCTACGTCATAAGCTTTACCAGTAGATGTAGGAGATGCTTGCCATGAGTCTGCTAGTGGTTTATTTTTATAACCACCAAACTTACCTCTTTTGGATACGGCTTGTAATTGTGCTTTTTCTGCTATTTGTGCATTAACATTTTGTTCTCTGGAAATAGCTTTTTGTACTGCATCTTGAGTACCATCTTCTACTATTTCTTTTCCACCTTTTCCTTTTCTAATTCTTTTTACACCTTTACCTAAAACGATACTTAAACCATCAAATACCGCACCAATACCCATACCTTCTACAACATTCTTTAATGTTTTCATAGCAGGGTGGTCTTCTTCTTTTGTTGATATAGGTGTATCTATAAAGTTAAAACGATCTCTAAGTATCGCTAAACCATTATCTTCTTGTGAATATTTTGAAACGACATCAGATGCAGCTCCAATTAGTGCACCTTTTCCTACTGAACCTAGACCAGCAGTAAGGGCAGCTACACCAGTTACCTTAGCAACAGGAATTATTGCAGCAGCCATAGTACCAAAATGGACAAGTCCACGAATAGCACCTCCCCACCAAGTCTTAGTTTCTATTGGGTTTGAATCATCTACAAACCAGTCATCCCATTCAGCTCCATAACCTTCTTCAGTAGCTTGTTCTTCTACCATTTCTCCGCTGAACATATCAACGGCTCTTTCAGGTAAGGTTACAGCAGAAGATACGGTGTCTTGAAATCCACCACCAAAAGCTGACTGTAGTTCTTTTACAACTCCTCGAATACCACCTCCACCTTCTTGGTTTCTGGGATCTTCTTTTTCAGCTAAGGTTTGTTCTTCTGTTTTTTGTTGTTCAACAGCTTGTTGCTCCCTTAGAAGTCGCTGTTGTTCTTGTTCTTCTATGTATTGACTGGTCTCAGCAGCAGCATCAAGTGCAGTTTGAGGATCAATACTATTAGGATCGAATCCTGAGTACATTTGATTACCTTAGTAATTTAAAATTTTCTGTTAATTAAATCTTTATCAAGATATTCGTCTATGTTTCCAACATATGGTTGTTTGTTAGTGAAAAAAACACCTGTTTGTTTCCACTGCTCACCATCAAAAACTACATAAGTACCATTTTCAAGAGACTGCCAATCACCTTTTTGTGGTGTTAATGCACCTAATTCAGGAGTAGTAATACCTCTTTTTTTAAGCTCTTCATCAAGTTTCTTAATTTCGTTTACTTTGACTTCTTCTAATAAAAATTCAATATCGTCATAAGTTATATCACCATCTTTCTGATATTCTTCAAGTAATGCACGAGCTACACGACCATGCGTTGGGTGATTCTTTAGTAGCTGTTGTACATGTGGTTCTAATTTTTCTACTTCTTTAGTTATAGGGTCTTTCTCAACTTTGTTGCCAGCAGCTTCCATCTGATAGTACATCAACTCATGTGGAGTTAAGTCTTTATATTTAGATGCAATATCTTTATAAAGTTTAGGTATTTCATTAGGATTAGCTATAGCTTGTTTTAATGCTTCTTCAGTTCCAGGAATTACAGCTGTGTCAATAATGCTTCTGTTGTTAGCAATGGACTTATGAGCTAGTTCTAAATTAAGTGCATAGTCATTAATTGGATTAGAAGAAGGTCGTTTATCTAGTAATCCTGCACCTATTTCTTTTTCTAATTGCTCTAATGCTTTTAAATGAGCTTGATCTGGGCTGGGAGATTTTGGAATATGTTCGGCATATAGTTGTAAATATCTACGTTCTGCGTTTTGTTTTACTGCAATCCACTTAGGACTTTTAGTTTTATTTCCATCTTCAACTTCAAGATAAGAATCTACTGTACCTTTAATACTTTCTTTTGCTTCATCCTGTAAGTTTTGAGGTATGGACCATTGAGCACTGCTTACTTGTAAAGGTGTCCAATATCTAATTTTATCTGGGTCTTGTAAACCTATTAAATCTTCAGGATATATTGGTATTTTATTTGCATATTTGTAGACCAATCTATCAACCACTCCTTCCTCTACTTGATCCTCTACAGACAAAGCAGTTTTAATTTGTTCAGGTAAAGGATGAACACTTTGTTCTCTCCAATTCGCAATTTCTTGTTTTAATTCAGCTTCAGTAAATCTTCTGTTTTCATTTTTAAGTAATTCTGCTTCTCTTTTTTTAAAATCTAATCCATATTTTAATCGTTGAGTTTCTATACTTTCTAGATTTTTATCAAGGATTTTTCTTTTTTTCTCTTCAACAAAAATTTCAAGTTCTTTCCTTTCATTTTCTTTCATTATTTGTTGAATCTCAGTTGGCTTACCAGTTCCTTTATGAACAGTTATTTCCTTGAGTAGCATTTCAATAATTTCAGGTGATGATTCATTTTCTTCAACCGAAGCCATAGCTTCAGTAAAAACATATCTGCTTAATTCTTTATCATTAGAAAATGCACCTTTATGTCTTTGTTTCCAATCTGATACGGCTGACAACAACTCTTCAGGTTCACCTTTAAAAATTCTTCCTAAGTCTGCTTTCATTACTTCTCTTCTTTGAGCAATGATTCCTTCAGCAATTTGTTTATCTTTTGTTTCTAAAACCGTTCTTCTTTTCTCAGCTAAAAAAGGATTAATATATTTTTTAATCATTTTAGGAGATAAGTGATCCTGAGAAACCATACGAACTCTGGTTTCAAATGCATCAATAACCCTTAAAGCTTCATCTCTATTTTTTGCAGCTTGTAATTTTTTATCTGTACCACTACTTATAAACCAGTTATTATATCCATATTTTAAATGATGAATAGCTCTAAATTTATCTTGAAATAAATGTCCTGTTTTAAATTGGACATTTTGTGCAACTTCTAAATCACCATTAGCAATAGCTTCTTGTTCAACTTCAATTTCTTTACTATATAAATCTTTGCTCATATCAAGAGTATCTTCAAAATCTTGATCTAAATCTGTAATTCGATCATCAATTCCTAACTCTCTTGCTTTTTGGATTTTTTTTTCTTCTCTAGTTTCTAAAAAACTTTTAGCTGTTACTGAGAAATTAGCTAATCCTTGTACTGTTTTTACAAAATTACCAGCACTCTGTATTCTACGCTGATCATTTTGTCTTGCCAGTGCTTCATTTCTATTAAGGCTGGCATTATACGCCTCAAATGATTTTTCTAACTCTGATGCATAATCAGGTGCTTGATTAAAACTGTCCATATTGATCACCCAAATAATGGTATTACTGATGTTCCTATAGATAATGCATCCATAAAGGCTGCTGCACCTACATTCTGCATAACTGGTCTTACTGGTTCAGCTTCAGGAATTGGTTGGAAAGCTATTTTTGCACGTTGCTGCTCTTGGAAACCTTTTAATTTAGATGTCTCTTTTTCAGCTTCCATTTCTAATTCTTCATCTGTAAGTAAAACATCTCTACTTATTAGTGCTACTTTCTTTCCAATCGCTGCATTATCTAAACGTCCTAATCTAGCTATTGATTGACCTGTTGCTCCACCAGTTAGTAATTTTTCATATTTACTATTTTTAAGTACCTCATCATATGCTTGTTCGTACTTTAATTCAGCATCTCTTCTATTTTGTATTTTTTTTCTTTGAAGCTCAGATTGAACACTTGCCATTGCTACATTAGATCTATCCATGTTCACTTCGTA